ATACCATTGACCTATAGCCACGGGAGCAGTATATATTGCATTAAAAGAAGCTGCGCCATATCGCTGATATAAGAAATAATTAGAGCCAACATTATACCAAAGACCGTAGGTTCTAGTGTTTAAGTCTCCCTTGCCAAACACACGAACCCAGTCACCAGCAGTAGCATTTAACTTAAACCAAGCCTCGACAGTAGCGTCTCCTGTCAGGTCAGTAGAGGCTGTGTTTGCTCCAGCAATAAAATCATTAGTTCCATCAAATAAAATAACATTATTTGAAGCAACATAGGTAGGTCCGTTTGTTAAAGTTCCAGTATTATTAAGACCACTCAAATCGGTCCATGTTGTACCAGAACCAGGATAACTTTTAAGATTGGCTGCATCCAAACACAATACCAATCCACTTGTTACTGTTTTTGTATTGTAACTAACACCCATAACAAAACCTTAGTTAAGCTTCGCCAAACGGATTATGTTCTGTGAAGTCTATAATGGCATCCGATTCATTTTCAATACGATTATTATCAATTACATCTTCAAAAGCATTATCCATTGTTGAGGTGTCAGAAACAGTATTTAATGTCCATGTTGCACCACTAGTTTTACCTCTTAATGTGCCAGTAGTAAATGTTCCTCTAACTCTATAAACATCAACGGAACTACCAGTTACAGAATCGTGGACAAGAGCTTGTGCGGTTGCATTGGCATAAGTGGCATCAGGACTTACAAATACAATCTCATCATTAACAAATGCACCTGAACCACCAGCGTTTAGTGTAAGGCGTGTGCGTGGGTATGCATCTCTGATTTGACCATCAATTTCAACATTACCTGTTTCAACAACTTCATTAGAAAATACAAACTGTTTTAATTTTAATGCATATACATAAACATTACCGCCACGACCACGACCCAATGTGTAATACATGGCCTGACCATTTTCATGTTCTACAAAGGTAATTTCAAAGAAATTTTGTAGCATAGGAACATAAATCAAATCGCCTTCATTTGGTCGAAGTTGATTTACAGTAAATGCAAACCTACGGCGAGAAACTAAAAAGGTTAACTCATCTCGGATTTCAAGCCCAAATTTGGACATAAAATCACCTTCACCTTCCATACCTGTAACATCTTCAAGGTACATTTCAAGTGCGTATGCTGAAGTGTATGTTTTTAATGTATCTTCACCATATAACAAATCTACTGAATCACGAGAACTTCTTGGCATATAAAAAATGTCCATGCCATAGATTTGCATGGCCTCAATGACAAGGTCTTCCACCAGCAATTGCTCGCTGGTAATTTGATTTAATGGAAATGGATTAAAGTAAAAGTTGGTAGGCATTCATTATTAACCCATCATTATCTCGCCAGGCAATACATTGATAATTTGCATTTCTTCTTCAAGTTTTTCAATTTCTTCACGAGCTTCGGTCATAATGCGAACACCATCAAGTGTTACACCACCTGGCATTTGTATACCAGCAAATTTACTAAGGTTATTACCCCATTGAAGTTTAATCAATGCAGTAGCATATTTTTTAAGAAAACGGTCATTGAATACATCTGAGTAACCATCAGCTGTCATTGTTACATTGTTTTGAGTTGTAGCAGCTGGTCCACGAACTATAATGGATGTTGGTGAATTAATTTTAGCAATCTGTAATGATTCTGTACCAAAATTAACAAAATCATTTTCTAATAATTGTTGGTCAAATACGGTGCCAGTACCTATTACCGTATTTGAACCTGCCGTTGTAGCACAAGTGCCAGTTAAGGTAATGGTAGATGGATTTAATGTGCGATAACATTCAATAATAACATATTGGCCAGGTTGAACATCTCTTGTCCAATCTATATCAAGGAATACTTTGTTTTGTTTGCGATTAAATCTAAATTGTGGTGTACCAGAAAATAACAGTTGTAAAGTTCTTATGTGTTGCATTGTAATTTCATAAGACACATAACTTACTGAGGTAAAATCATATAGGTCATTTAAGCGTAATTGATAACGCAAATCAAACATATTAATAGAAGCATTAGAATCATCAAACGGAAACACACCTGTTACAAATGTAACTGCATCTGGTGCATAAATCCAACGGCGATTAATATCTTCCGCCGTAAGTTGGTGTTTCATAAAGATTTTTTCAGTACCATCAAAATGATAATCTTCAAAGAAGCTAAAGGCCTCATCAATACGGTCATCTACTTGGTCATCGTCCACGTTAATTTCGATAACGGGTTTACCAAGTTTTCTTAAACAGTATTCTTTTAGTTCAGCACGAGTTGATGGTTTAGACATGGTGTTTTATTTATCCTAGTGCGATTGAGAGAGCCAATACATCGCCAATTGTAACTCCACCACTATTTGCTTGAGCAAAAGCACTATTAGCATATATTGCCGCTGAATTGGCCACATGACTTGGAGTATTAGCGGTTAAAAACGCTGAATTGGCATATACTCCAGCACTTGTTGCTTTAATATCTGCTGTATTGGCTAAAGCCCTAGCAACATTATCAATTGCAGATCCACCAGATATGGTGTTTGCAAAAGAAAACGCAGAATTAGCATATATGCCTGCTGAGTTAGCGGCAGCAAATGCAGATGTTATAGAAGTGTTTTGTGTTAGATTTACACCAGCAGAATTATTAGCAGTTGCAAATGCTGAATTGGCATAAGAACCGGCAGCTGCAACACCTGAAGCTGAATTAGCAGCTGAAAATGCAGAGTTAGCATACGAAGCGGCAGAATTAGCGGTTGTAAATCCTGAATTAGCATAAGAAGCGGCTGAGTTTGCTACATTACTTGGCGTATTGGCAGTTATAAATGATGAGTTAGCATAACTAGCAGCACTATTAGCTACATGACTTGGTGTATTAGCAACCAAGAAAGCGGAGTTGGCATAAGAACCAGCAGATGTAGCGCCTGAAGCTGAATTAGCAGCTGCAAATGCTGAGTTGGCGTAAGAAGCGGCAGAGTTTGCTTGATTAGGTCTTTCAATAACAATATTGCCAACCATGCCACCATGAATTGAACATTGATAAACATAGGTGTTTCCTGATAATTCAGCTGGAACTTTCCAATATAATGTGCCTGTTACTTGACCTTGAGCGCTAGATCCTGTTGTAACAGTACCTGTGGTTGTTACATGAGTAAGACCAGTATTGTATTGAGTTCCTCCACTTGAAACACGAATTAAAAATGGATGACCAGTTACATTTAAACTAAAAGCAAGTGTTTCACCAGCTCGTATGTAAAGTTCTGGATTATTTCCTGTATATTGGTCAATTAAATAAGCGCTTGAACCAGAATGAGTTACATCTAAACGAGTAACAGAGGGTAAATAAACCGAGTTTGCTTGAGCAAAAGCAGAGTTAGCATAAGTGCCAACATTTGTGATGTTGGTGTTCTGTGTAGTATCAATACCTAAACTATTATTAGCAACTATGAAAGCAGAGTTAGCGTAAGAACCTGCCGTTACTGCTTTAGCATCAGCGGTGTTAGCAGCTAAAAATGCAAAGTTAGCAGAAGAAAATGCCGAGTTAGCATATACACCTGCTGAATTGGCAGCTGTAAATGCTGAATTGGTATGTAAAATAATTTCAACACCATTATCATAAATTGCACCAGCAAAAATGTTTCCAGAAACTCCTAAACCACCATTTAAAACAATTGTTCCTGTTGTTGTTGATGTTGAACTTATTGTGTTTGAAATTACCACTAAATTTGTTGTAGCATTACTGATTACAAGATTAGCATTGGCAATAACTAAATTGCCTGTCATTGTATCGCCTGCTTTTAATACACTATTATTAGCACGAGCAAATGCCGAGTTAGCATAAACACCAGCGGAATTGGCAGAAACAAATGCTGAGTTAGCGTAACTAGCAGCAGAATTTGCTACATTACTTGGTGTATTTGCTTGTAAGAAAGCAGCATTAGCTGCGGTAAATGCAGCTGTAATGCTAGCATTTTGTGTAGTATCAGTTGCTGTAGCTGCATTGGCAGCTGCAAAAGCACTATTAGCATAAGTGCCAGCATTTGTAATATTGGTATTTTGAGTTGTATCAATACCTAAACTATTGTTAGCAACTATAAAAGCAGAATTGGCATAACTAGCGGCACTATTCGCTACATGAGTTGGAGTATTAGCAACTAAGAAAGCCGCATTAGCATATGTTCCAGCATTTGTAATGTTGGTGTTTTGTGTAGTATTAACACCATTGTTTAAATTTGCAGAAGCAAAAGCTGCATTAGCATAAGATTCTGCTGAATCAGCTGCAATGAATATTGCTGCAATTAAAACTGTTCTTGTATTGGTGTAAGTTGTATTACCAGTTACAGTTAAATTACCAGTTATTGAAATATCACCAGTAATTGAACCGCCAGTATTTGCATTTAATGAATTATTTGCTCTTGTGTAAGCAGAATTGGCATATGTACCAGCATTTGTAATATTCGTATTCTGTGTTAAATCAATACCAAGACTGTTGTTAGCAGTAATAAATGCAGAGTTAGCATAAGAACTGCCACTATTAGCTACTGCAAATCCTGAATTGGCGTAACTAGCAGCACTATTTGCTACATGAGTTGGAGTATTGGCAGTTGTAAACGCTGAGTTGGCATATGTACCAGCATTTGTTATGTTGGTGTTTTGAGTTAGATTTACACCTGCAATATTGTTTGCTGATAAGAACGCACTATTAGCATAAGATGCAGCCGAGTTAGATACGGCAAATCCAGAATTAGCATAACTGGCCGCTGAATTGGCAACATGACTTGGGGTATTGGCAGCTAAGAAAGCAGTATTAGCATATGCTATAATTTCAATACCACCATCATAAACAGCATCAGCGTAGATACTACCTTTTACACCAACACCACCGGTAATTGTTACAGTACCAGTTGAGTTGGATGTAGCAGGTAAACCTGAAGTGCTTGAACTTCTTACATTAAAAACTTCTGTTGCACCATTG